TAACTATCAAGAAGGAAGAGGAATAATCTCATGGCTGTATTTCTAAACAACAAGGTCGGCGTGAAGGTTAACTCTGTCGACTTGAGCGATCATGTTCAATCAATCACATTAAATAGAAGTTTTGAAGAATTAACCGTCACAGCGATGGGTGACTCAGGTCAGAAGTACGTTAAGGGCCTAGAGGCTTCAAGCGTAACCATCGACTTTATGAACGACACCGCATCTGCCAACGTACTTGCAACCTTGCAAGCTGCATGGGGAACAAACGTAACAGTCGTTCTTCTACAGGAAAAGGGAACCGCTGTATCAGCGACAAACCCTCTCTACACAATGACATGCCTTGTCAATAACACAACAGACATCAACGGCGCAGTCGGCGATCTCGGAATGCAATCTGTAACATGGAACGTAAGTGGTACAGTAGCAGTTGCATCAACAGGCACATTCTAAGAAACTAAACAAAGGGGCACATCATGGCAAAGTTAATAGTCACACTAACCGACAACGAGATACACGAGATCGAGATCACACCTCGATTAGAGTATGCGTTCGAACAGCACGCAAAGATGGGTTTTCACCTTGCTTTTCGTACTTTGGAACGTCAATCAGATGTCTATTGGCTTGCATGGGAAGGCCTTCGACTAAGTGGAGTCACAGTCAAGCCATTCGGCGCAGACTTCCTCGATACCTTAAAGAGTGTTGAGGTTGCTGAGTCTGACCCTTTGGCCTAGGCAGGGATAGCATCCACTATCTCATAGCTCGATTGAGCATTGAGACGGCTATCCCTCCACAATCTTTAATTGATTTAGATCCATCAATGCTACAGATGTTACTGAAAGCGTTGAAAGACCGAGCAAAGGAACAGAGCGATGCCTACAGAGCTAAAAGGCGCTAACGCGCTTCGTAAGGCTCTCAAGCAATTCTCGCCTGATCTAGATAAAGAAACTCGCGACGAGATGGTTGGATTTCTAAAGCCATTGGTCAAAAAGGCTCGTGGTTATATGCCATCCAACTCATCATTGCCTTCGGGCTGGGTAGGCACTAGCGAGCCGGGTCGATTCCCTAAATATGACGCCAGCATCGCCCGTCGAGGCGTTGGCTATAAATTGACACCTACTAAACCAAATCGTCAGGGTTGGATTCAAACAGTTTCGATCCACAATAAGACCGCTGGCGGAGTCATTTATGAGTGGGCTGGACGCAAGTCTAATAGCAAGTTTGTCTCTCATCTGCCCGGCACAATGACAGGATCAGGCAAAATGCAAGGCCGAGCCATGTTTAAGGCTTACAAAGAAGATGAAGGCAAGGCCAGAGTCGGAGTCATTAGAGCTCTAGAAAAAGCCGCTGCAAAGTTTAACGCGAAAGGCAATATCTAAATGGCTGAATTACGCATCCCGATCATTGGTGAGTTCAAGGGTAAGAAAGCCTTCGATCAAGCTGGCAAGGCTACGACCGCACTAGACCGAGGCGTCAAAAGATTAGGCGCAACTTTACTAGCAACCTTCAGCGTTCAGAAGATTACTCAATTTGGCAAAGCCGCCGCTAAGGCATTTATCGAGGATGAGAAAGCAGCGATCCGGCTATCTCAGGCAGTAAAGAATTTGGGTCTCGCCTTTGAGATTCCAAACCTTGAGCAATTTATCACTCAGATGGCAAGCGCTTCGGGCGTCACGGATGATCAACTTCGCCCAGCATTGCAACGTTTATTGCAGACAACTGGATCAGTCACTAAGTCCACAGAATTACTCACGCAAGCACTAGACATCTCTCGCGGATCAGGCATCGATTATGAGACAGTAGTCAACGATCTAAGCATGGCCTACGTTGGTCAGACTCGTGGCCTTCGTAAGTACTCTCTAGGTGTCACTCAAGCCGAGCTTAAAACAATGAGCTTCGCAGACGTCCAAGAAAGATTGACTAAGAATTTTACAGGGGCGAATGCAGCTTATCTTGAAACCTACTCTGGAAAACTAGGCATTTTATCTAATGCCGCAGGTGAAGCCTCAGAGACTATTGGAAAAAGCCTTGTCGAATCATTGAGCATTTTGGGCGGAGAAGGAAACACAGTCCAACCCATAGCAGACGCGATGCAGGATCTTGCTATTTATACAAGCGAAGTCATTACGGGCTTAGCCACAATGATTGCAGAATTTAAAAAATTGCCGGGGGTTGAAAAATACGTTACGGATATTTATCCAAAGATTCTTGAATTCCAATTACCTGGTCAGGCATTGAAAGCAATACGTCAATTTGGAAAGAAAGCTACTCCGGGCATGGGCGGATATCCTAGTTCTGCGCTTGGCCCGGGTTATGTAGATCCAAATGATGCAGCTCGCAAAAGGGCAGAAGCGGCTGCCGTCAAGCGTGCTAAAGAATTAGCAGCATTGCAAAAGAAAACTCTCGACACACAGAAGAAGCAGAATGCTTTGGCTAGGGCGTCAAAGACCCTTAACCTAGAAGCAATCGGTATTGAAGCAGCGCTTAAAGGTCAGATCAGCGAGACAGACCGCCTATCTTTATTATTACAGAAAGCCATTTTGGCAGACAACGCAAACCTAGCCACTCAATTATCTGATCAATTAGAAGCTGCAATTAAGCGCCAAAATGATATTCGTAATTTGTTACTGACAACTCCTGAAGCGCCAAACCCTTATCGTAATTGGACACTACCTCAGGACTTGCTTAACTACACAGCATCATCGCTTGGAGTATCTGTAGCACAATTACAGACCGCGCCGGTAGCGCCATCTTCTAGCTTCTCGGATGCTCAAATGGAATTGATGGCGGCAGTCAATTCATTCCAGAGAGCCGATCAGCAAGCAATTAAGGTTGATGTCTATCTAGACGGCGGAGTAGTAACTGGCGCGATTACGGAGACTCAAGTCAATCAGTCTCTCTCAGGCACCTTTAGCGACGTGAGTCGATATAACGGCCGTGGGGCACCTTCAATCAAATGACGCTACCTGCCACGATCTCGGTCTCGTTCGACTTTAGCCAAGGCGCTACATTTGGTCTAGGTTTCGTTATAGGCGATCCCACCTTTGGCGTTATCGGCACGAGCAGATTCGGTGATTCTCCTGTCAACACTCCGACAGTCGATCTCAGCGATGTGACTCGATCCATCAAGATCGCCCGAGGCCGTAACGTCATGCGCGATACCTACGAGGCAGGCACTTGCACAGTTAGAGTCATCGATCAGGATGGCGCATTTAACCCTCAAAATGTAGCTTCACCCTATTTTGGCTACCTAACTCCATTACGCAAGATTCGTGTCGCGGCAACTACTTCGACGGCTCAGCACTTCTTATTTTCAGGTTATGTCGATTCCTACAAATACACCTATCCCACAGGCCAAGAATTAGGATATGTGGACATTCATTGTTATGACGCTTTCAGACTCTTTCAGATGGCTAACATAGCAAGTGTGACGGGCGCCACAGCAGGTCAGACAACTGGCACGCGCATTACTAAGATTCTTGATCAGGTCGATTATCCATTATCCATGCGAGTTATCGACACAGGATCGACAACAGTTCAAGTCGATCCCGGCACAGCTCGCACATCCTTGCAAGCCCTCAAGGCGGCAGAGTTTGCTGAGCAGGGTGCGTTCTTTATCGACACCGAAGGCATTGCAGAATTCAAGGATCGCGCCGATGTAGTCTCATCTTTAGCACCTGCACCAATCGAGTTCAATCAAACTACTGGCATTCCCTACTCTAATCTCCAATATGCCTTCGATGACAAACTGATCATCAATCAAGCCAGCATGACACGAATCGGTGGCACAGCACAGACGGCAGTCAATGTTGATTCCTCGGCAAAGTACTTCCCTCATGGCACTACTCTGACAGAGATGATTCCTGAGACAGATGCTCAGGTCTTAGACATTGCTAAGATTTATGTGGCAACTAGAGCCGAGACAACCATTCGCATCGATGCCATGACAGTCGATCTTCTCGATGTCGCAGTCCCTACAGACACAATGATTGGCCTCGATTATTTTGACAATGTGAAGATTACTAACGTCCAGCCCGATGGCTCGACAATCATTAAGACTTTGCAAGTGCAGGGTCTAGCATGGGACATCACCCCAAATTCAATGAAGTGCACAGTTACAACACTTGAGCCCATCGTAGAAGGATTCATCATAGGATCTGCGACGTCGGGTATAATAGGCACGTCCATATTAGGATACTAGGAGAAAATAATGGCAGCTGGTTTAGGCTACAAAGAATTTACGACAGGCGACGTCCTCACGGCGGCCGATGCTAACGGCTACCTAGCCTCTCAGGTGGTCATGGTCTTTGCGAGTGCTGCAGCTCGTACCTCAGCCATCACCTCACCTCAAGAAGGCATGATCTCTTATCTAAAGGATACTAACTCGACTGAGTACTATTCAGGATCGGCTTGGGTTGCTATTGGTGGCGCAGGTGGCGGAAAACTTCTTCAAGTGGTTCAAGGCACTACAACCACATCGACCACTATATCTAGCACTAGCCTTACAGACACAACCATCACAGCCTCAATCACTCCGACATCTGCAACATCAAAGATTTTGGTCATGGTAGATGCTCAAGCCTACATTTTAAGATCAGGCGCTAGTTCAGCATTCACGGGATGGGCGTTATTGCGTGGAGCTACCAATATCTATAATCGTGAAAATGAAGGATTTATGGCTATCACGGCAGGATCGTCATCCGTCGAGTTGGTCGCCAATAGCCAAATGATTTATCTTGATTCACCTGCTACTACATCATCGACGACTTACAAAGCGCAAGCAAAGATCATTACTGGATCAATTACTTTCCAGCGCAACTCCGTCCCTTCATCAATCACACTTATGGAAATCGGTGCATAATGTCTTACCTAGTCAGAGCAATTCACAATCTCAAACCAAGTGCAGAATTTTCTTTTACCGATGAAGATTATTCAACGATAAAATGGGATGTGCTAGATGGCACAGCGCCGTCGATCAATGAGATCAATGCAGAGATTGCATCAATTAAGCAAAAAGATGCTCAATCTATTGCCGAGCGTGCAACTGCTAAGGCTGCACTACTTGAACGTCTAGGCATCACAGCCGATGAAGCGGCTCTACTACTGGGATGAAACCCGTCTTATGCAAGGCTGGGCAACAGCTGAGAGAGCAATTTGATGACACCTTCGCAGATCGTGATAGGCGTTCCGATGGCTGGATCGGCGATCTCCGTCATTCAGCGCGTCCTTCTGACCACAATCCTGATCCAGCGTCAGGGGTGGTTCGCGCCATCGATGTCGATCGAGATGTTCATAAGTCAGGCAAGCCCGACCTCATGCCCGATATTGCAGATCAGCTTCGACTCGCGGCAAAGGCAGGCGAGAAGCGAATCGCCTACATCATCTTCGACGGACGAATTGCATCGTCTCGCATGGGCTGGCGCTGGCGAAAGTATTCGGGAAGCAATCCGCATCGGGCGCATTAAGCAAGGTGATACGGACGGCTCTTTCTTTAATATCCCGTTACTAGGAGGCAAATAATGGAACAAGCAAAGTCACTCGCAGCATCATGGGCACGATCATTCTTAGCGGCTGCATTGGCGCTATACATGGCAGGCGTAACAGACCCTAAGACTTTAGCAATGGCTGGAATCGCAGCCGTGGCGCCTGTAATTCTACGCTGGCTCAATCCTAGCGACGCATCATTTGGCGTGAATAAAAAGTGACTCAAGAAAACTTCTTTACTCTTTACTTTGCCAGCCTCGCCGTGATCGGTGGGCTTGCAGGTTATGTGATCACGCATCTACTGTCTGAGATTAAGCGACTCAACTCGCGTGTCGATGAGATCTATAACATACTCTTAGAGCGATAATTTTTGCTATGGCAAGAAAAAGAGTTATCGATCTCGATACATACAACGCATTAGACGCCTATTGCATCTCTCTTAATGAGTACTTCAAGTCATTGAGAAAAGCAGGGTTTAGTGAAGATATGGCCTTTTGGCTATTACTAGACCGAGACTCTTATCCTGATTGGATCTTGCCATCGATCCCTGACCGAGTGGATCGCCTACCCTACGAGGACGACGACGAGGATTAATGAAGCGCATTGTCATAGTGAGCGACCTACAGGTTCCCTTCCACGATAGACACGCAGTTAAGAATCTAGCCAGCTTTATCAGTAAGTTTAAGCCGCACGAAGTAGTAACCATCGGCGATGAGATTGACTTTAACACGATCAGCAAATGGTCGGAAGGGACACCCGAGGCCTATGAGCAGACTCTTGGAGATGATCGCGATGAAGCTGTTCAAGTCCTTTACGACCTACAGGTTACGCAGACCATAAGGTCTAATCACACAGACCGCCTTTACAATCAGATCATGAGGAAGATTCCCTCATTCCTATCTTTGCCCGAGTTACGCTTTGAGAAGTTTATGAGATTTGATGAGCTTGGGATCACCTTTCATAAGAAGCCCTATAACATCGCGCCTAACTGGATAGCAGTTCATGGTGATCATACCCCTATCAAGTCACAGGGGGGTCTCTCAGCCCTTGAGGCGGCCCGTAGACACGGCAAGAGCGTTATCTCGGGTCATACCCATAGGGCAGGGCGTTCGTCGTTCTCAGAGGCCTCAGGAGGCCGTATAGGGCGTATCCTGCATGGCGTAGAGGTCGGCAACCTAATGGACTTTAGTAAAGCCTCATACACAAAGGGATCAGCCAACTGGCAACAGGCCTTCGCCATCATGTATGTCGATGGTAAGAACGTGCAGGTCGATCTGATCTACATCGAAAAGGATGGGACATTTGTAGTTTCAGGTAAGCGCTATGGACGACCTAGATAACGATCTATCGCGGTCGATCGATGACCACATAGACGCTGCAGAATCGTTACCATTTCGTTATCAAAATATCCTTGACCTAGGCTAGACATCTGTCATCCTTATCTCATCGGCGAAGGGCGTCGATAAGAAAGGGCAACATGTTTGATTCAGCATTACAGGATTTACTGGCAATAATCGCTATCTCTGCATTATGGTTTCACTTAGGCCGAATGGTCGGCATCCGCGTTGGTTATCTCAAAGGTCGCAAAGCTGTGAGAGAGTACTACGCATCTAAGGAAAGGGTCAAAGTGTGAAAGCAAGTGATTTCCTCAACGAAGCAAAGGCAACAATTCAAGATCGTGGAATGGACTACGGACACCCGTCGGACAATATGTCCCGAACAGCATGCCTATGGTCAGCATTCCTCCAAATGCCTATTACTGACTATCAAGTGGCATCATGCATGGCATTGGTCAAGCTCGCACGAAGCATGGAGTCTGCGAAAGTCGATACATACATCGACGCTGCAGCCTATCTTGCAATAGCAGGGCAACTACACACAGAGGAGAATGAGCTTTATGTTTAACCTAGAAGATTATGAGACAGTAGAAGAAAGACTTATCAAGTTTTGGAAGGATCATCCCGATGGGCAAATTCATACGAAGTTACTTGATCAGTCTGCTGGTCGTTTTATTGTTGAGGCTTCTATATTTCGCACAGAGGCGGATAACAGGCCTTGGACT